CCAACCCGTCACAATGATGTTGTTGGCTGAGTCTATGGCTACGGCATTGCCGTAGTCACTTCCTGTTCCGCCTAGAGTCCGGTCCCATTGCAGAGCTCCTGCAGAGTTGTACTTAGCGATGAGAACGTCAACGCCGCCAGCGCCGTCTGAGTTGGTATAACCCACCACAATGATGTTGTTGGCTGAGTCTATGGCTACGGCATTGCCGACGTCAGTTCCTGTTCCGCCTAGAGTCCGGTCCCATTGCAGAGCTCCTGCAGAGTTGTACTTAGCGATGAGGAAGTCAGCGCCGCCAGCGCCGTCTGAGTCGGTCCGTCCCGTCACAATGATGTTGTTGGCCGAGTCTATGGCTACGGCATTGCCGCTGTCACTTCCTGTTCCGCCTAGAAGTGCGATCCAACTAACAACAACCCCGCCGCCAGCAGCAGCCTGTAACATAATCCGAGCAATACTCATGCCAGCGCCGCCCCAGCCAAGAAGCCATACCAAGTCGTGCCGCCATCATGGGTGTAGAACACGAACACATCCACTTCTCCCGAACCAGCAGAGATCGTAGGCGCTTCACCACCAGCCCAGTCAACAGATGCAGGCCATGTGATCGTTCGGGCTGTGGCGTCTTGGACGACCTTGAGCGTGAAGCCAAAGGCGCGACCGGATGCAGGCGGGTTGCTGAATGTGTATGTTACGTTCTCGGTCAGCGCATGCGTGAACACGTTGCCATCGCGGCAGTTGATCGTTGCTGCGTTGGATGTTGATGTGACCGTGGTTTCATCCTCAACAACGCCGCCGTCGAAGATCACGACGCCGTTTGCGTCTGTCGTGACAGCCTTGCTGGCCTCAGAGGTGCCAAGCGTTGTGATGTCGAGATAGTTCAACTCAGCGGCGGTGGCCGTGACGCCGTCAAGGATGTTTAACTCAGCCGTTGTGATCGTCGCCCCGTCAAGGATGGCAAACTCTACGTTAGTCACACCGCCGAGAAGCGTATCAAGCGCATCCCAGTTTGCGTTCAGCTTCGTTCCCCAAGTGTCTTCGGAAGCGCCGACCTCTGGCTTTACGAACGTGTAATTGGTTGTGGTTCCGTCAGCCATTATGCGGCCCTTTCCAAATAATCTGCATCAGTCCAGCTTGTGACTGGGTCGGATGCGTTGATCCACTTATACCGCGCAGATACTGGCGCGGCTATGCTTATGTCATCTGAGGCCGACATCAACCTAACCCGGTTATACGATATTTGCGGCGAAATTGAAACTGCATCAACGACAGCGCCCACGATTGCCATGAATCCCTGCGATGTTGACGCAAAAGCCACGCTCGCAGCAACTTCACTTTGACGAACAGCAACCGCAGAGCAAGACGCCCCAACGCCAATGTTGGCAGACGCGCTCGCATCTTTTGTGCTGTAGTTTTCGCCATAGACAAACGTGCCGTATGTTGAAAGGCCGTATCCGGGACGGAAGCCCACATCCACGTCGTATTTGACGGCAGATACAGACATGATGCCGCCGAGGCTGGCAACCGCCGATCCCTGCGCCACGCGAACGGGCGTTGGATTGGATGCCACAAGCCCCACAGACGCCGCACAGGACGCCTCAACGATAGTTACTGCACTCGCAGACACGGAAAATGAAACACCGACCGCAGCAGCAGCCTGTGTCGTCTCTGGCACACCATAAGCACCAGACCCGTGAACACCCGTGTCATATGTTGAGCGCAGCGCCATCAGCTTGCCGTGATGTCAAGGTCGCCGGTTGGGATGCGAAAAACGTCGCCGTCATTGATGGCTTTCGCAACGGACAGCGCCGAATGTACGATCATGTTGCCGCTGGTTGACGCATCCATGATGCCAATGTGGCTGACTGTACCCCAATTGCCGCCGTTTGCAGCGGGAAACTCAACAGCGGCAGAGTTTGACGCCGTGTCGCCGGTGACGGTGAATGTCACTGCCGTGCGGGCGTAATCAAAGCCAGACACCTCAGTGCCAGCCGTGCCGGTGTCGGTAGGGTCAGACGTGAACAGACCGATATACCAAACTGTCGGGCGCGTTACGCTCCCAGTCGTCAGCAGGTATTGCAGCGTGCTTGTCTCAAATGCGTTTGTCAAAGACATGGTTGTCTCTCCATCAGATATATCTGGCGCAATTATACACCATGCTGGGTTTAATAGCTAGTGACGCGCATCCTAAGGCCAGAGCCTGCAAACCGCGTGTTGTCAGAAGCAAGCTGCAATGAATTAAGCCCTTGAGAATACAACGCAGCCCACGTCTGCAAGCGGGCATCGTCGATGAGATACGGGGCCGATTGCATCAGCGATCCGTATAGATAAACGTCAGGCGCGGTTCGCAACAGCCAGTTGGCTGCGTTCGTGCCGCTCAGAGCAGGCGTCCGCTTGTAGTATGTCAACTGCATTGGATATTCTGCGTCCGGCGTTGGGAACACCTCAATGCTGTCACCGATGTTTGAATAGAACCGAGGCTTGCCCGGCGTGTCCATTGTGTTTTGGCGATACTCAAGCATGTCGTCGCGGGACACCAATTCCAGCCGCACAGCGTCGTTTGACGTGATGGCGAACCGAATTGTCTCCATCCAGTCTGGCGGCATCTGAACATACCGGCTGTCAAGCGTGGCATCGGATCGCTCAACCATGTTGTAATGGCGAAGATCCCGATCAATGCCAGCTTCGGCCAGCGCAATGAAATCAGGGATTACCGCCGCAAGGTCGTCGCGGTTAAGCCAGTTTCCGATTGATGTCTGCAATTCTGAATATGTGCTGATCGCCATTACTTAGGCTTCTTTGCTGTCTTAGCAGATGCTTTGAACGCAGCCGCCGTTGGTGCGCCCTTGGTGCCAACCTTGCGCATCTTCTCGCCAGATCCAGCCTTGATGCGGGCTTTCTTGGCGGCAATGTTTGCATAAAGACCCTTGGCCATCACTTCTTTCCTTTTGCGAGACAACGGCCAGCGGCCTTGCATTTGCCAGGTGTCGGACAACCCTTGCAGGTTTTGAACATAGGCGCTTTGGTGGGTTTCCGCATGTCAGTCTCCATGAGGCGATTTCTTTATGCCCGCTGGCATACCATATCCCAGCCCGTCACGCTAGACCGCGCAGGTTCCGTCTGATCGGTTCGTTCTTGGTCGCGCTCTCACCACGGGCTGTTGGTGCGAAGACAGCCACAAGGCCAGCAGCATCGGCGCAGTGACTAGCCCAGTCGTGATCTGGCCCCAAGCCAATCTCGCGCTTGTCGTCCCATTTCTCGTGATACCATGACAGCGCCTCACGCCCGGCAACCGTTGCGTCCTCGTTGAACCGACACTGCGGGAACATGGACCGCAGCGCGTAGATTCGCTGGACGGCAGCGCCCTTGCCTTGGTTCGGCACCACATACGTTGCGAACCCAGCCTCTCGCAGAAACTTCTCCGGCGTCACGCTGTAAACGTTGTCGTGCTTGACCCCATCGTGCGGCAGAACGCAGGTCGCATCCGCATAGTTGTTTTCACGCAGCCAATTGACGTGCGCCTCGAATGCCTGGCCGACAGCCTCGTAGTAATCCAGCCAGCGGATCTCCTCACCGACATACTGCACGATCCACATTGCCGTGGCATCCGCCGAAGATGATGTCGAGCCAATGTCCCAGACCGCATAGACCTTGTTCATGCCGTGCTTGTTGTAGAACCCGATCCGGTTTTCCTTGCGCGCCACATCCAGCAGATCGGCATAATACGCCCCCTTCAACGCCCGCAGATATGCGCCTTCCCAAACGTGATCGTAGACAGCCTTATCCAGCGTCTTTTCTTGCTGTTCACGCAGCGCCTTTAGGCCATCGGGGAAATATGGGTTGTCGCGCCAGTTGATCTCCGCTGAGAACAGGCCCGGCGGATTGTCTTGGCGGAAACGCCTGTCAACCGGGCTGCGTTCCGTCTTTGGGTTCCACAGCGCCCAGATCTCGGACTTAGGCTGGCGAAACACCGTTGCCTCAAGTGCAAGCCATGACCCTTCTGGAATGTCCTCGGCTTCCTCAACGATGGTCAGATCAATCTTGGCCAGCGACTTGATGGATTGTTCGTTGCGGCGCAGACCCCGAAAAATAAACTCCGTTCCGTTTGACCCTCGGATGTAATCCACGCCAACATCGTAGTGCGCTTCCAGCCACGGGTGCGCCTCGATCGCCGCCTTGATCTCGGCGTGCATGGATTGCTTGATGCTTGCCTGAAACTCGCGGACGCACAATATCCGCAAAGGCTCTGCGTAGCCCCACACAGCGGCCATGAGAGACGCACTGAACGACTTGCCAGAATTATGGTTTACGATGCCGTTGGATAAATAATTGTTTGTCCCAAATACATGCAAGTCCCAGTATTTAAGGCGGCTGTGCTTGCGGATGCTCTCCACCTTTGATACCTTAAAGTCACCACAACCATGAAAGGCATCAAAAGATGGAAAGCTATTCCGAACGTCGCGCCCAAAAATGCCGTGAAGCATTTTCGGGATTTCAGCCTGATTTCTCAAGCTGCCGAGACCCAGAACTGGCGCGAACGATACTTGATCTTGCACGCGAAGGGAAGACGTCCGCCCAGATAGCACAGGTGGCAGGCAAAACACCAAAGGCAATTCAGAAATTCTTTCGCCGATACGATTTCCCCAACCTGCACAACATTGAAGTGCGGAGGATGCAAGAGCAGCCAATGTGGAACGGCGGCGAGAAGCTGATGAAGGGTTACATCTATCGGCGCGTCCCAGATCACCCGAATGGGACAAAACATGGCAACTATGTCGCCGTGCATCGCTTGGTGATGGAGCGAAAACTAGGTAGGTATCTTCTTCCGACCGAAGTTGTGGATCACATTGACGGCAACATTCAGAACAATCACCCTGACAATTTGCGTGTGTTTTCCAGCAACGCGGAGCATCTTCGGGAAACCCTGAAGGGAAAGCGCCCAAATTGGAGCGCCGCCGGAAAACGTCAAATTTCTGACAAGAAGAAAGAATACTGGATCCAATGGCGAGAGAACAAAGCTCACGCCATCCGTCAGGAGTAAGAAATTTGTGCTGGTCGGTGGCGACAATGCTACGGCCATTGTCCAGCGCGACTTCAAACAAGTCCTCCTCAGTAAACTCCGTAGCTGGCGTCGCTTGGGAAACAACTATTTTCCCTTCAGACCACGAGTAAACACTGCCGCCCTTAAATTCTGAAACCTTCACTTGACCAGACGGCGTGTCAATCAATGCGTCTGGATGCAGACACCCGCGACCACCGTAGATCGCCCGATACCGTGCAGCGCCCCTGTTTGGCGACAGGACAGGCACCAGCTTCGGCGGAAGTTTAATCGTCGCGTTTGTCATCAGCCGATGCGGCCTCGATGATTATGCGCGTGGGCGCAAGTGATCCGTCGCTGGATGTGACGTCCTGCTCTACCTTGTCGGAGTAGCCGTGCTTGGTCATCATCATCTTTGTGATAGGTGCGTTGAAAACCCCACCAAGACCGCCGCGCAGCAATTGACGCTCTTGCGTTTCGGCTATTTTGCCAAGGATGTTAGAAAACTCTTTTGTTTTGTCATTTGCCCAGACGTGGCAAGTCTCGCGGCGAACGCCAATTTCACATGCCAAACCTGCTACACTTGGCACAAGGTCGCCAACATTTTCCCATTCGCCATTGGCGTATTCCCAAGCCTTCCGGACAAGTTCTGGCGTGTAATCTGTTGGACGTCCTGCTGGCACTTTGTTCTCCATTGTTGGCGCACACGATAGCACGCTTGTTTTGCTTGGTCTATCTTTCAGCAAGCAAACCAAGCAAAGGCATCAGGCGTTCCAT